ATTTAGATTTCAATTCAAATTCACCATTAGATGTACCCACTTTCTTAGCTACGAAATTATTTTCACCTGGATTCATACCACAGTTAGTAAACTTCTCTAAAATTACAGGATTAGCGTCCGTATCAAAATAATCACGAACAAGAACATCAAATGTTAAATTAGCGAATGAGATATTAGCCACAGAAATCTTAACTAAGTTGTTTGCCACATTACCGTCAGAAATTAAGATAAATCTAAATAGACGGTCAACTTGTGAACCACGTAACTCAGAAACTAAGTAAGGAGTAGATGGTGTTTGGTATTGTTCTAAATACCAACCGATAGAACTGTTAGTTCCCTCATCTTCTCTTGCCGAAGGAAGAGCAGTTAAATCAGAATTCAAACCTCTAATCTTTCCTAACCTATAACCGTTAGTTAATAAGTTGTAATATGTCTCTTCAATAAACAATGGTACTTCAGTTCTGTTTTTACCGAAGTTAGTTCCACCGAATACTTTACTTAAGTAATTCGTATCAGTTACACTGAATGATGTTTTGAACGTGAAGTTATCACCAACATTAGTAACACCTGAAATACCGAATGAAGAATATGGATTTTTAAGAACATCAGCATATGTTCCTGATACATCCATAACCACTTGAGATGTTCCACTTGCCATATAAACAGGACCACCGTCACTGTTATTATTAATACCTCTTGAACGTAATGTTGCAACTACTAAGTCGTTGTATTCTGTAAATGCTGTTGCCACATAATTAACAACAGTACCCGAAACAGTTCCTGAGAATGAATCCACTGCGAATTCATCTAAAGTGGTTACTGCTGCGTTGAAAGAAATACCTGAGTAGTTATCACCTGTACCAGGTTCGAAACAACCGTAGTACCAAGGGTCCATTAATGAATCATCGTAATCTGCTACTGAGTTATATAGACCATCAACCGAAAGTTGGTTGTTTGAATCTGAAATAGTGTAACCATCACCAATAAACGAGTTGTAAACTGCGTCAGTCATAACACCCCATTGTGCCCCTGTAGTTGCACTTAACGCATTACTATTAACGATACTCATTAAGAATGTTGATAGTTGACCCGACATAGTTGTTGAGTCACCATTATATAGTGAAATTGAATCAGTGATATAATCACTTAATGGTGCTGAGAATGAACCTAAGAAGTCAACAATAGTTGAACCTGTAGTTGCACTAAAATCAACTGACCATGTAGATGTTGTAGATGCCGATAATGTTGCCGGGTCTAAGTTTGCTTGTGTCGTAATAGACCAAGATGGACCCGCATCATAACCTGACAAACCTAATACTCTTGTTACAAATAACTGATTAGACTGTTGTAAATATGCTTTCGCTATGTAAGCGGCTTCATATTTTGGAATTTGCGTATTTACAAATTTTGTTGGATTAGTACCTCCGAAGTACGCTTGAAATTCGTCGAAGTTTGAGATGTAAATAGGTTCAAAAGCGGGACCTGATAAAGTCTCACCTACAATACCTAAAGTTGTTACACCCACACTCTGTGCTACGAAACTCAAGTCTCTTTCTGAGGTGTAAACACCTGGAGATACAAAGACTTTGTTTGAACTTGCCATGTTTTTTTAATTTCTTTAGAATTTATTTAACTATAAATATTTAAGAAAATCTCAAAAAACATTTACCCCAGAGGTATATTTATCAATTAGGGAGAATTTTTTCTACCTTTTTTCTACCTTTAATTATGAAAGAGATAAAGAATATTAAGATATCCACTGAGGTTCACACCACACTAAAAGAATACTGTGAAGATAACGGATTAAAGATGTATAAATTTTTGGAGAAGTTAATAATGGACAAGTGTTCTCGTCCTAAAGACATCTACGGTGAGTGATTACAAAAGTTTTGCCGTGGTGAAAATTTTAGACTCTCCCGATGATTTTTTAGTAATCACAAACTTAACTAAGTCATTTGTATTGATTTGAACTTTATTATTCTCATCATTTAGTTCTCCGACATAATCATTATTAATATAAACCTCACAGGTTTCAACATTATCAGTTCTTTCTAAGAATATATCCGCTGTATATCTGAAAATTTCACTTAACTCAGTATTACCACTTACAAATAATAAATCTACAGGAAACTCGTTAGGATTTTCAGGTTGTGGTTCTACTTTTCTTGCCTTATTTAACAATGGAACCTCATACATTGTTAGTGCTCTTGTAATTGCAGGACTAACCTCAAACTCATCTTCATCCATTAAAAATCCTAACATAGTGAATTCGTAATTTTGAATATAATATTTTCTTCGGTCAATATCTAAAACAGACTCATCAGAAATGTTGTTAAGAATAATCGGAATATAGTGTCCTTTAATATTTGTATAAGCTTGTCGTGACGCAAAATTTTGTAACACATTTTTGTTGAACTCATTCAACGACCTCATACGGTTTACAAACAGTTTAACATTATAAGTAATGTCAACAGGAATAGGTTGAGGTATTTTATATACGTCAACACCTTTTCTTTGTCCGTCCCAAGTTGGTACCTTTGCATAATAAAATTGTTTTCTATTTGGTATAGTATATTGTAATGATGGGTTAGAACCATAAGGAACCTCAGGTTGTCTTACCGTCGATATAAATGGTGGTTTAACATTCTTATCTAAATCTTGGAAGTTCCAAGTCTCAGTAAATTGTGACCAGTTCTGAGTGGTGATGATAATATCCACCGTAGGAATAACCTTTCCATCCATAAATGTTTTAAGGTCATTCTTTACGAAGTCTAACATCCCACGGTCCAAATCCGCATGGCCGATACCTTTAGGTAAATACGTTCCGTCCCTTTGGATATCTTCCAAAAGTTCGACCCTTCTTTCAAACCCTGTTTTCTTAGGGATTAGGTTCAATGTCTTTTTTATCTTTTTTGGTAGTGCCATTAGATTCCGTTGAATTCATCATTTGTAACCGGCGATGCAGTGATACTGCGGTAATATGGTTTATAACCACCATAAGTGTGCCTGTTATCCGAGGTGATACGACCGTCATCAACGACGGAATAGTATCTAACTCTATCTTCTTTTTCATAATAACCAATGTAGTCTCCGAATTCTATGTCCACACCTATCTCCTCTAAATAAGATTGATAGATACCGACTTTAAGATTACCAGGTTCAACCTGTCCAATTCTTGATGACCCCATAAACGCATTCGTCGGAGCCTCAATCTGAACATAACCCTTAAGTTCAACAGGTGCGTGATATTGTACCCCTTCGGATACCACCTCACCATAGACATCGTCTTTTTTAGTTCTTTGTCTGTCTACACGATACAATACAAACGTAAAGTTCATATCTCCATGCAACCATTCTTGGCCGATGGAAATATCTAAATCAAAATCTTCATCCGCGAAGAATTTGTTTAATCTCGTTATTGGAACTTTTCTTTGACTCATCAATTGATAAATATCTATAAATTGATTATTATTATGGGTATTTAGCTGTATGGAAGAAAATAAAGTTGTATCAAATATACCTGAGATAAAGGCGACTCGTATTTTAGAAGATTACGAGGGGTATAATAATTATATCCTGTCCATCAAGAAAAAAATGAAAATCAAAAAGCATTTTAAGATGACTCGTGCTCAGGCGGACTACATTATTGACTTCCACGATGTCACCCCAAAGATAGCCAGAAAATGGGTGGAGTTGGACGAATACTTCGGAAAGAAGATGATGGAAGAGAAACTCCTAACCAAAAGACCCACACAAATCTATGTTGAAAAGATATTGGTGGAGAAGGACAAATCATTCCATATCTACGGTAAGTTGTTTGAGAACCAAGAAATGTATGAGTTTTGGTTACCTCGAGCGGCTATCATCCAAAACAAAGAGAGACAAGTAGAGGTAGACTATTCAAAGTATTCTCATCGTCCACCATTGGAACACCAAAAACTTGCAGTTGAAAAGTTGGTGGGTAACGACAAATACATCCTTGCTGACGATATGGGATTGGGTAAAACTACCTCAACTGTGATTGCTACGTTAGAAACGGGAGCTAAGAAAATATTAATCATCTGCCCCGCCTCCCTTAAGATTAACTGGCAACGTGAGATTGCTAATTATACTGATAGAGAAGTTTCTATTGTTGAAGGAAAGAAATGGGAACCTGCAGACTTCACCATCATCAACTTTGATATTCTTAAGAATTTTCACGACCTAAAGAAAGTGAAAGAGTCTTTGGTATTGAAAGAAGAGTTTGATTTGGTGATTATTGACGAAGCCCATTATATTCAAAACAAACAAGCACAGAGAACAAAGATTGCCAATGATATCTGTAAGAAGGTTGGTAAGGTTTGGTTGTTAACTGGTACGCCGATGACATCTCGTCCCATCAACTACTTTAACCTTTTAGATTTGGTGGACTCACCTATCGCCTACAATTGGATGGCATATGCTATTCGTTATTGTGAAGGTTATCAATTCAATGTTGGTAACAGAAAAGTATGGAATGTCAATGGAGCTTCCAACCTAATAGAACTTAGAGACCGAACAAAAACACACGTCCTAAGAAGATTAAAAGAAGACATCTTAGATTTACCCGATAAAATTCTTACACCTGTTTATCTAAGACTAAAGTCAAAACAATACGAAGCCCTTATGGGTGAATACTTCGATTGGTATGACAACAACTCAGAGGAATCATCCTCATTAACCGTGCAGTTTTCAAAACTGATGAAAGTAAGACAAGTAATTGCCGAAGAAAAGGTAAGAGACACCATTGAGATTGCACAGAATATTATTGAACAGGGAAAAAAAGTTATTATCTTTACAAACTTTACCGACACATTAAACCAAGTCAAATCACATTTTGGAAAGGCTGCCGTCGCATTGGACGGAAGGATGAGCAAACCCGCGAGACAACACTCGGTGGATGAATTTCAAAATAATGAAAAGGTAATGGTATTTGTTGGTAATCTCAAAGCCGCAGGTGTGGGTATCACACTGACCGCAGCTGAAGCTGTTATTATGAATGACCTCTCGTTCGTTCCTTCTGACCATTCACAAGCAGAAGACCGAGCATATAGATATGGACAGAAATCAAACGTATCCGTTTTTTATCCAATTTTTGAAAATACAATTGAAGGTGTTATTTACGACATCTTATCCAACAAGAAAAATGTATTTGAAACAGTTATGGGTGATAACGTAGACAAAGGGACCATTGTAGAGGAAATCTTAAATACAATTTCGAGAAGATAAGAATATTTTCCCATACGATATTATTTATAAGAAAATGAAAACGTATGGAATTCAAAAAAAGCCAACAAAGAATTCATGAGATAGAAAAACAAATCTCAGATTCTGAAAAAAAAGAAATAATTCAAGAACAAGAAAACAAAATGAAAAGGATAACGGCAATTAAGTTACCGTATTCTTATTCTTCATTAGACCAATTCATTGACAAAGAGACAATGAATGTTCACTACAATCAACACTACAAAGGGTATATTAAGAAACTCAACAACGCTCTGAAGTCGATAAACGACAAAGACTTGGATTTAGAACTTATTATCAAAGGTATATCTCGTTACAACAGAACCATCAGAAACAACGCAGGTGGTGCTTACAACCACGAACTATTTTGGCAAATGTTATCACCAAAAAAACAAGAACCGACAGGACCTGTTTTAGATAAAATTAAGAAGAAGTTTAAGACTTACGCTAACTTTAAAAAAGAATTTAAGAATAAGGCTCAACAACAATTTGGTTCAGGTTGGGTATGGTTGGTATTAACAAAAGGTGGAGATGTAAAAGTAATGACCACCTCAAATCAAGACAATCCAATGATGAACACTATGAAAAATGGTGGTATTCCATTGTTAGGGTTGGATTTGTGGGAACACGCTTACTACTTAAAATACAAAAACAAAAGGGATGAATATGTTGATAACTTCTTTGGTGTAATCAACTGGTCGTTCGTCAACAAACAGTTTGACCAATTTCAAAAGGGTAAACTAAACGAATCAAGAGTGGTAAAAGAACTTATAACCGAAGGAGTATCACGTGGGTGTTCCCCAAAACAAGTGAATACATACAGAATGATATTCAACAAAAATCCTCAGGTTAAAAAGAAATTTATGTATGCCATCATGGATATCTTGAAAGAGGTATTCTCTGATTTCTACTATGATAAAAATAAATACGCTCAAGGTCAGATGTCAGGTATATATGATTTTGAACAACCAGGTCGCTCAGTTATCAACAAATTAAACACCAACTACAGTGCGTTCTGTATCTTAGTTAATGACTTAAATGCAGTTCTAAAACACTACGGACAGGACCCATTAAACTTCGTCGACAAAGACTTCAAAGGTCAATTATACGAAGTTCAAAGAATGATTAATATGATGGTTCAGTTCAGACACCGTATCTTCAACCAAGATTCCGCAACATTCCAAACAATTATGGCTTCATTAGATAAGTCAAATAAGTTCGGAGATGAAAGAGAACTTAAAGCGGTTGTAAACATGAAGGATATTTTTAACACAAAGAAGGTATTCAAAGTTGGGGAACTCGGAGGTAAAGATGATATGATTGGTGGTATCGACGCAACAGTTGATATTGATGGACAAACAAAGACCATTCAAATTAAACCATTTAACGGTCACGATGAAGAAGAAGGTAGAATCGTAGTATATGGAACTGGTAACGTAAAACCTTATTCAACTGACTATATAGCTTTCCACAGTGACTCAAAAGGTACTATC